GCAGCGAAAGAAATTGAAGATAGAATTAAAAAAGAAAAAGCTCCTAAGACTGACGAAGAAAAAGAACGATTGAGATTACTTGCTGAATCTGAAAAGTATTTATCTAGAATTTCAGTTTTAAATAATTCAGCAATTAAGGAACAAGAAGAGTATACTAAAGCACAAAAATTAGCATTAGATATTTTCTCTGACCCTGATTTTAAAAATTATCCTGTACAACAAAGAATAAAAATTGCGAATGCTATTGAACAGGCGCATGCTGAAGAGTTAGTTGCCAATGAGTTAACAAAACAAAGAGCTATTCAAAAGCAAATCTATGATGATTATGTAAAGCTTCAAGCTAAAAGAGATGATGCTTTGTTTAATGCAATTGATAATTCTATCGAATTAAATAAAGCAGTTAAAGAAGAATCAGATGAGTTAATGTTTCAAAGTACGTTGATTGGTAAAACAGATCAAGAACGCAAGAAAGCCGTTAAAACAAGACAAGCTGAACTTTTACTAGCTAAAGAATTAGCTGCAATTGATAAGTTAAAGAGTTTAAATAACGGTCAGGATATTGGTGATCTTCAATCTCAAGCTTACCAAAGATTCGCAGATAGGACTAAGAATATCAACACTGAAATTGCAAACGACTTTGTTGAAAAGCAATTAGCAGAATACAATAGAATCTCTGATGGTTTAACTGACGCTGTATTAACAGGACTAATTGAAGGTGGTAAAGCTGGTCGTACTAAGTTACGTGATTTAATTGTAGCTGAACTTAAAAAGCCAATTACAATCGTAGTTAAAGCTGTTGTTGATGCTACTCTTGGTAGTTTCATGCAAGGTGTTATTGGAGGTGGGTCAAGCTCCGCAGGTAGTTCTATATTAGGTAGTACTCTTGGTAATAGTGCAGCCGCATATGGTGCAAGCTTATTTGGTAACAGTGCTGTGTATGGTGCTGCTATAGGTACTACCAATATTGCAGCAGGTTCTCAAGCTGCCATGTTAGCATCACAAACAGGTGCATTTGGAGCACAAGGTGCTTACGCTACAGCACAGGCAGCCGGTACAACCGCATCAGCAAGTCAGATGGCAGCTACCGCAGGACCATATGTATTAGCCGCTGTGGCTGCTCTAAATGCCCTTGGAATGTTTAAATCAACTAAAACAGTAGGTGGTGGAATTACTGGTACGCTTGGTACTGGTGATCTTCAGTCTTATGCTCTAAATCGTACAAGTGGAACTCTGTTCAATGGACCATCTTACAGTGCTGTTTCTCAGGGTGCTACAGAAGCAACAAATGCTTTAGAAACTGCTTTCTTATCTATCAGATCAGCTACTGTTCGATTAACAGAATCTTTAGGATTTTCTGTGGATAATATTAAAAGTTTTACAATGGCAGTTGGTGATGTAAAAGTTCACCCTGATATTGAACAGCTAGGTTTAGTGTTGGATAGTTTAAGTGATGAACAAAGAGTTGCTAAAATAAATGAAGTTTTAAGCAAATCAGGAGATGCGCTTGCAGAGATTCTTCTTGGAGCTGGTACTACTCTTGAAGAACTTAAAAATACATTTAACTTCTTCTATGAGAACTTTTTTACACAAGAAGAAAAACTTGCTAATTTAAGTAAAGATTTAACAACTGAATTTAGTAAACTAAACTTGGCTTTACCAACTACCCGTGAAGAGTTTAAACAAATGGTATTAACTGCACAAAAAGCAGGCGATACAAATCTTGTTAAAAACTTGTTAGGATTACAATACGCTTTTGCCGAGTTAGTACCTGTAGCAGAAGCTGCAGATAATGCTACTACTGATCTAAGTTCTACGTTAAAAGATATGCAGATGCAAATTCTAAAATTAACTGGAACACCTGAACAAATTCTCGCAGCTCAAAGAGCATCTGTTTTAGATGCTACTGATCCAGTGTTTAAATCAACACAGAATTATATCTTTGCTTTAGAAGATGTTAAGTCTGCTCAGGACGATTTAACTGAAGCTCGTAATAGAGAAGGTGAAACAATTAAAAATACTGTGTCTAGTCTGAAAAAGAACGCAGAGTCTTTACGACAGTTTAGTCAGTCTCTCTTGTTAGGTTCTAGTACTACACTTACACCGGGACAACAGTACACTGAATCAAAAGGTCAATTTGACGCTATACTTGCTACAGCAACAGGTTCTGCTGTTACTACTGAAGAGATTGCTAAGAAAGATGCTGCACTTGCTCAACTACAAGGTTCTGCAACGGCGTTCTTGAATGCATCTCGTATGTATAACGCAAGTTCTTCTCAGTACACCGAGGACTTTAACTTAGTTCAACGTGCATTGACAAGTACTGCAGACGAATTAGACAAACAAAGTTCTGACGCTGAAAAACAACTTAGTGCTTTAAATCTGATTAACAAAGCTACATTATCTGTAGCCCAAGCAGTTGATAATTTAGCAGTAGCTCAAGCAAACGTAGGTAAGTTAATCAAAGATGAAATTACTGCATTATACCAGAAGTTTCTAGGACGTGATCCTGAAGCTGGTGGTGAAGCGTTTTGGACTAACTCTGTTAATTCAGGTAGCACCTTTAGTCAAATTTCCGAAAGCATCAGCACTAGTCCAGAAGCAAAAATTCAAAAACTATATTCATCATTAGCTAATCGGGTGGGTGAAGCAGAAGGTGTACAACACTGGATGTCAGCACTAATTCAAGGCGTACCTAAAGAAGAAATTGTAATGGCTTTTGCCAGAAGTGCAGTATCTCTTGAAGGTGGTACTGAATTGGCAAAGCAAATTGTAGCAGGAACAGCACCAGCGACAATACCCGGTTTTGCTCAAGGCACAAACTATGTTCCTTCTGATATGTACGCTCAGATTCACAAAGGTGAACGAATCGTACCAGCAGCAGATAACACAAGATTGTTCCAAAGCTTAAATGATAGAAATGAAACTAATGTTGTATTAGTAACTGAAATCAGAAATCTAAGACAAGAGATAGTTGAACTTCGTGAACAACAGTCTAAAGAAACTGCTACAATTGTAGTTTCCAATATAGATGCTCAACAACGTAACGCTGATAGTATTAATACTGCTATTAACGAAACAAGTAAAGAAACTAACTGGAACTCAAAAGTACGCGAAAGTGTAAAACTTAAATAAAGATAACCCACTGTTTAACGGCAGTGGGTTATTCACATATTATAAAGGAAGATATGGCATTAACTAACGCTCAATTTCAAGCGTGGCTAGAAGACCCTACCGCAATTCGTTGTATGCTTGTAGAAGTCTCAGCAAATATTTCGGGTACAGAAACTAATCTGTATTTGAGTAATATTCAATACGTAACTGGTGCAAGTGATTCTCCAAGTAATACAACTTATTTACCGCTTTTAAAAACTGCTGTAAATTTTACAGAGAATCTTTCATTGAATGGTGCAGGTTCTTTAAGCTACGGTGATATCTCCATTGACAATACAAATGGTGAGTACGACAATTGGTTAAAAGCAGCATGGCAAGGTAGAGCAATTTCTATCTATATTGGTGATCCTAAGTTTGTTCGTGCAGATTTTACTAAGATTTTTTCAGGTATAGTAGCAGATGTGAATTCTAGTGATAAAGATACTATTAATTTACAACTGCGAGATATAATGCAAAAGCTCAATACTCCGATTACTGATAAAGTACTTGGTAACTACTATCAAGGTAGTATTGTTTCTACTGCAGTATATGATAATCCAAATAAAGAACAGGTAAAACCTTTGGTATTTGGTGAGGTATTTAATATTACACCGTTGCTTATTGATCCAACAACTCTTGAGTTCATGGTAAACGATGGGCCAATTGAAAGTATCATCGAAGTACGAGACAATGGTGTTCCTTTGATTATTTCTTCAGGTTATACAGTTGACTTAGTTAAAGGAACTTTTAAGCTTTTAAAGAATCCTGCCGGTGCTATCACTTGTTCAGTACAGGGCGATAAAAATCCGACTTATAACAATACCGTTTCTAACATCATCAAACGCATTATAAAAAGTTTCGGTAATCCTAGTATTGCTGGAACCATTACAGATGCAGACATTGATTTGACCAATTTCAACACGTTTCAAACTAATCATCCACAAGCAGTTGGTATTTATATTAGTGCAAAAGATAACTTAATCAGCGTATGTCAAGAATTAGCAGCTAGTGTAGGTGCTCAGTTAGTTGCTTCACGTTCTGGTTTACTAAGGTTATTAAAAGTAACGATACCTGTAGCTGGAACTGAAACCATTACGGATGATTATATTATTCAAAACAGTCTGGCCGTAAGTCAAAAACCAGAAATTATGGCAACAAGTAAACTAGGTTTTTGCAAGAACTGGACAGTGCAGGATAACCTTTTAACAGGTATTCCATCTGCACATAAGGATTTGATGTCAGGTGAATGGTTAAGTAAAACATATACAAATACTACAGCACAAGCATTGTACAAGCTTGATGCTTTGCCTGAACAAAAGAATACTTTAATGCTTACTGATGCATCAGGACAAGTTACTGCAGAAGCTACTCGTTTAGTAAATCTGTGGAGTACACCTAGATATGTTTATCGTTTTATTGCAACAAGTAAGTTTTTACAATTACAGTTAGGTGATATGGTTACTGTAAAACATAAAAGATTTGGATTAACATCAGGTGTATATGCTCAGATTATCTCAATAGAGATTGATTGGGATATTGGCTTTATAACATTGGAGGTGCTGATTTAATGGCAACTATTATTAACGATAAAGATAAGATACTACAAGCGTCTGCTATTAGGCTTGGTACTAGTTCGTCTAATTTTATTTATTTTTCTACGCCTGCTCCTGTTTTTAAAGTTGTAGATACAGTAGCTACACCTTCAAGCTATGCGATAGAAGCTAAGTTTCAAGGTCAGATATCTGGTACAGTTACTTGGTCTGTTGTATCTGGTACGGTATCTAGCACAAGTGGTCAATCAGGGAATACATGGACTCTAGCTTATGCAAACATGACCTCAGATGTACTTGTAATTAGAGCTACTTTAAATTATCTTGGTGGTATTTATACTTCTGATCTTACTGTAACCAAAGTATTTAATGGTGAAGCTGGTATTCCGGGCGATGCAGGTATTACTGGAAATTCTGCACGAATTTGTTACACAAAAACTACATTAAGCTCTTTAGCCACAACACCAACGACTATTACAACAACTGGTAGCGCAAGTTATCCACCAAACAGTTCTTGGGGTAGTGGTACAGTATGGCAAGCCACAGCACCTACTATTATAGCAGGTGAGTCTGTTTATCAATCTGACGGTATTTATTCACCAACGACAGGTAATACAATTTGGAATGTACCGTATTTGAGTAATTTAAAAGTAGGAAAATTAGAGTCCATTGTATCAAGTACAGGCCAACTAACTGTAAACTCTGATGGACATATTAAAGGTGGTCAGACTAATTATATTACAGGTAATGGTTTTTTTCTAGGATATAGTGGTGCTACTTATAAGTTCTCTCTAGGTTCTTTTAAATATGGTACAGCTAATATATCTACAGATACAATCACATCTACAAGTCATGGTCTTGCAAACTTTACACAAATAACTTTTACTAATGTAGGTTCTATTAGTAATATTACAACAACAAAAGTCTATACTGTTGTAAACGTAACAGCAGATACTTTTCAAATTACATCAGTTTATGGAGGCTCTGTAGTTAATCTTACAGGTTCAACATCAACCGTTGAATTTACACCTCAAGCTTTATATTGGGATGGTTCACAATTAAATATTAGTGGAAATATTAGAGGTGGAACAATCGGTATTGGTAGTGGCAATACTGTAAACGGGTATGTTTTCTCAGTTAATGCGGCAGGTGTTGTTCAAGTAGGTAATATATTTGGAGGTGTGGGTGCTTTTGATAATGCAGCTTTTACATCTACTGATGCTATTACAGGTTATACAAACATTAATGCCACAGGTGTTGTAGGCTCTGTAGGTGCTACAAACTCAGGTAGTGCTGCACATGGGCTTAGAGGTAGAAACAACTATAACGGTACTTCTGGTTTGGTAGGTGTTGCAAACGGATATGATTTTTATGCAGACGGCACTGGAACAAACTATGGTCCCTTTACAGGTAATCATGATATTTTACTTCCTATTACTGAAACCCTTACCGAAGGAACAATTGTCGTTGATGTGTCTTGCATATCACGTAACGATTGGTCAAATGCGATTTTTCAGGTCACTGCTTCAACAACAGCTAATCAGGCAGGTGCAAGAGGTGTGTTTGTTGGACAGTTAAGGCCGTTGTCTAGTGTTACACCACCAGCGTTTATAGACCACTGGATCGAAATCGATAATGTAAACACACCTGTAATGACGGATCAATACGAAGCAATCAAGAACGATTATTGGTTTGGTTCGATGAATTCAATTGGTGAAGGTCAAATTCAGGTTTGTGGTGAAAACGGTGATATTGATGTCGATACTTTACTTGTTACAAGTAATACCACTGGTGTTGCAATGGCACAATCTGATGATATTATTCGTAGTAAAACTGTAGCCAAATCACGCGAAGCAATTACATTTAGTAATCCCACCGAAGTTAAGATAGTGGCTTGTATTTATTTAGGAGGCTAATTTATGGCACAAAACAATTTAAGAATACTATATGACAATGTAATAGATTCTTCAACATTAACAGCATCTAGTACAACATCAGGTTTTCCTGTTAGTAATCTACAAAAAGAACTTAAAGGTTTAGTATGGAGGTCTACTTCAACAACAGCAACTGTAACAGCAACATGGACTACATCACAATCTTTATCTTGTGTTATTTTACCATTTTGTAATCTAACTTCATCTGCTACTATTAGAGTTAAACTGTATACGCTTACTACAGATACTACACCTGTGTTAGATACAGGTGCTGTAAACGCAGGAGCTTATACACCAACTGATTTATTCGGTGGCTGGAGTAACATTTCTACTTCAGGTGTAAATGCCTATAACTACGGTGGAGGTACTTATGCACGAAGTTGGTTTAATGCAACTTCAGCAAGAAAGATGGAAGTTATAATTTCAGATACAACAAATCCTGCAGGTTATATTGAACTTAGTCGTATTGTCTGTGGTGCGTATTGGTCGCCTTCTATCAATGCAAGTTTCGGTGTTGAGTTAGGGTATTTAGACACCAGTGAACAACGCAGAACTGAAGCTGGAAATTTGATTACATCAAATGGTACTATTCATAAAACACTGACATTTAATTTAGACTCTATTACAGAAAACGATAGACCTAAGATGCTAAGTCTAATAAGAGGTAACGGTTTACGTAAAGCTTTATTTGTATCGGTATTTCCTTTGGACGATGATGTTGTAAAAGAACAAAGCTATCAGATATATGCTAAGTTTAATAACTTATCAGTATTGACACATCAGTTTTATTCTTTGTATTCTTCATCGTTAACTTTAGAAGAAATCTAATTAAACATTGATTTTAACAGATAGTTATGTTATAATATACAAATCATTAGGCTACCTTCGGGTGGCCTATTTTATTTACAGAATTTGAAAGTATTAGTATGGCGGAACAAATTGAACATCGTGTGATTAAACTAGAATTAAAAGTAGAAGACCATGCTGAAGAACTGAAAAAACTTCAAGATATTTCTACTGATCTAAGAAATTCTTTAACAGGTATTGAGAAGACATTAAATCAGATTAAATATTTAGCGATGGGTGCAGTATTGGTTGTACTTACTCAGTCAATGGGTATTACAAATGTTCTTAAAATGATAATTGGATTATGATATGAAACTGTATACCAACTGGAAAGAGATTATAAGTAAAGCTTGGAGTATTAAGTTTATTATTCTAGCTGGTGTATTATCTGCAAGCGAAGTTATCTTACCTTTATTCTTTGATTACTTTGATAGAGGTACATTTGCTATTTTAAGTTTTATTGCAGTATTTGGTGCTTTTATATCTAGATTAATTGCACAAAAGGATGTAGAATGAAAAGTAAAACTAGAGCAGTAATTGCAGGTCTTGTATTATCTGCAGGTGGTTTAATTGGTATTGCATCACATGAAGGTTACAGAAGTGAAGCATATATACCAGTTGTTACTGCAGCAGGTTCTGACGTGCCGACAATCGGTTTTGGCAGCACAACTAACTCTGATGGTAGTAGGGTAGCGCTAGGGCAAAGAACAACGCCTGTAGCCTCTTTAAAACGCCTTGGTGAGCATGTCGAGGTCTTTGAAGATGCTGTCAGAAGATGTGCTCCTGTGCCAATGTATCAATATGAGTTTGATGCTTACGTTTCCCTGACGTACAACATCGGTGGCAATGCGTTTTGTAAAAGTACTTTATCTAAGAAGTTAATAGCCTATGATTATGAAGGTGCTTGTAAAGAGATTCTAAAATGGGATAAGTTTCAAGGTAACTCTTTACCGGGATTAACTAAACGTAGAACTGAAGAATATAATACTTGTATTGGTAAATAATAAATCGGAGATTAATATGCAATTAATATGGGTTAAGATGATTATTATTATAAGTTTAATTACAGCAGTATTCTTAACTCATACTTGGCAAGTTAATAAAGCCGTAGATAAAGCAGTTGCTGAACAGGTTTTAATATATAATAAAAAAATACAACAACTTGAGATTAAAAGCCTCAAAGCTGAATCTGAATTGAAAGATAAAGTGCAAGCTATCAAAGGAGAAAAAGATGCTCAAATCAAAGCTATTGATCGTAAGTATAATACTACTATTGCAAGCTTGCTCAACCGTCCCGAAAGAAGTACCACAAGCAATTCTACCTCAAGTACCTGTAATGCAGAAAGCCCCAAAGGAGCTACTGGAGCGCAATTATATAGAGATGATGCAGCAGTTCTTATCCGGTTCGCTAGAGATACCGAAGAATTAAAAACGCACTTACTTGCTTGCTATCAGCAGTATGACAGTGTAAAAGATCAGTTAGATAGTTATCGCAAATAAAAGAAAACCCCTCAAAGGAAACCTTACGGAATCTTCTGAGGGGCTTTTTTACGTCTATGCTTTATGCACAGAACTCTTTCAATTGTTCTACTGTCAGATTACCAGTTTTGCGTTTTACAACTTGCATATCATCTATTAGTAACAGCGTAGGTACTGAACGAATATTATACTCAGTAGTAGCTGTTGGATCAGCATCAATATCTACGGTAGTTACTGGAATACCAAGGTCAGTAGCTGCGATGGTTTTAGCAAGAGGTTGACAATTCTTGCACCAGTGCGCTTTAAAGATTACGAGATTTTTCATTGTCCGTGCCTTTCTGTATATAAATATCCAATGTTTTTCAAAGAATCGATTGCAAGTTTTCTTGCTTCTATTGCTAATTGTTTTGCTAAATCTTCACCATACTTACTGATACTAAAAGACTTACTTTGTTGTACACCTTCACCATTATGCCAAACCGCTCTCCAATTGTTAGCTACTTTAGAGTATGTTACACCAGTTATTCCAGATGTATTATGTGACATTTTCTTAATATTGTGAGAATTGTCTAAAGCAAGAACAATTTTCAAATTTGAAATGTTATTGTTGTGAGGATTACCATCGATATGATCAACCATATATCCTTGAGGTATATTGGTATTGTTTAGCATTTCATAAATTATCCTGTGAGAATAGTAAGACTTACTATTTACACTAATTGCAGAATTTCTTGGTAATCCGTTTTTATAAAACCTTAGACAACCAGCATCTGTATCCTTGTATACAATTACGTTTCCAAATTTATAGTTGTATCTTGTATGTTTCCACTTCAGACACGTTGGTGAAGTTTCATCATAATAAAAAATATCTTCCCAATTCATACGTTCCTTTCAGTTTACATACAAGCTTCACATTCACCCTTACTGGCTTGTACACCAGCTTGAGTATAAATGTAATACAACGCTAAGATATTAGGATCACGGAAAGCTTCAGCGTGAACTTCAGCAATCCAAGCAGGGTCTTCATCTGCAGCAAAGAACAGATTTAATGACTGCCATTGATCAATGTATCGACTCCGTGCAGATGCTAATCTTAACACAGCTTTCTGGTTGATCTCAAACGCTGTTTTAAATATTTCCTTCTCAGCAGCAGTTAACCAATCTACATGCTGGACAGACCCCTGCTTATCTGTAATTTCTTGAATGTGCTTCTTAGTGTGAATACCTTTTTTCTTCATCAGTTCAAGTAATACAGGATTCAAACGATCAATCTCACCAGCAGAAGTAGTTTGATTATAACTCATAGCTGGATCAGGATTAATACCTTCAGATACACCGCCCATTAGTAATGCAGTAGATTTGGTAGGTGCAATAGCAATTAAGTGCGTATTACGAATACCGTAACCTTTACACCACTCAGGTTCACCTAATAGGCTTGCCATAGCTTTAGTAGCACCTTGTGCTTGCTCCCAAATAACGGATTGAATCTCTTGACTTAACCTGTGTGCATCAAAGCCCTCAAACGGCAGCATCTCTTGCATAAACAACGTATGAATACCGCATAGACCTAAACCAAGTGCTCTACTCTTTTCAGTAAACCGAACAGCTTTCTCTAGACCGTTAATACCTTTAGCACGTTCAATAAACTCTGAGGCTACACAATCTAAGAAGATAGTAGCCCAATAAGCTGCATTAGTGTGCATCCATTCACGATACTTAGCTGCATTCATTGAAGACAGTACACAAGTATATGTGTGCTCCAGATCGTTGAATAACATAATCTCAGAACATAGCTGCGAGTTATTAATCATCAATCCACGATCTGTGTAAGTAATCGGACGCTTTGCATTTGCTTTGTCAATGAAGAAGAAATAACCTTTACCAGTTACCATTTTAACCTTCATTGCTTTTTGGAATCGTTCAAGTGCTTCTTGATCACCTGATTCTAAACGATCAATAAAGCTTTGTCTGATTGTCCACCCTGCATTTGCATCATCTGGTTCTGCTAAGATGTGATCAGATACTTCGTTAAAATCACCATGTTCAATATCTAAGTAAAAAGCCCATGCACCTCTACGTGCAGTCCCTTGCGCGATATTACGCATAGCATTAACGTGCTCTTTAATCACAGGTAAAACACCAGAAGCTTTACCGCCTACGCTAATCTTAGAACCACGGGGACGAACTGCACTTAGATCAGTTGCTGTACCAAAACCGTACTTAGTCAGCATTGCAACTTCATGCAAGTTACTGTAGAAACCATCTACAGAGTCATCAGCAATGGTTCCTGAGCATGATACAGGCATTCCACGGCTTGTACCCATGTTGGCTAGTACAGGGGTGCTAGGAGATAACCAACCGTTCCAAAGCAGTTTAAAGAACTCTGCTTCAGCATTAGGAAGCATTGGTACGTGTTTTGCTGCAGTAGAGGCTATCCTCTCAAATTGACCACGTACAGAACGCCCTTCAGTTTGATATTCATATTTATCTTTGAACATCTGATAACCTGCAGTTGTATACCATTGAGGAACCAAACCTTTTTCTTGTAGTTGCTTACGCTCTTCGCTTAACTCTTTATAAATATTACTCAACGCTATTCTCCTTTTTCCAAACAAATCCTGCACTATCCCAATTACGGTGATACTGATTACCCATACCGCTGAAGAAGTCATTGAAGGTGTAGTCGTTAATACCCTTGTAGAAGTATTCAGCGATTGGATTATACTTTACATCGTACTCTTTTGCAAACCCTAATTGCTTTAAGCATTCATTAATTCTTGATTGTACAAAGTTCTCAAGTTGATGTGCAGTGATACCTTTAATTTCACCTTGCTCAAATAACTTAGCGATAATCTGGCATTCGTGCTCATATAGCTTTTGTGCAACTAGTCGAACTTGTGCTTCAATTGCTGATTTATGCAACTCAAAAGCTTGAGGTGAAAGGGTTTGCTTTAACTGCTCTAACTTGTACTTGAAAGCCCAAGCTCCACCAGCGGAATGCAAATTCTCATCTCTTACACTGAAGTTAATCCCACGTACTACATTCATTAGTTTGTTTTTACCTTGAGATTGATAGTGCTTCAAGAAAGCAAACTGACTATACAAGATAACGCCTTCAACCATCGAAAAAGCTGCCAGTGAAATCAAATCATCGGGATGATCGATAATCTGACCAATGTGCTCCACACGTTGTTTTAACACAGGATCATTTAAATACGATGTATAAAACTCAGGTGTATCAATGTGTAATAGTTGGTTGATCTTGTTATAAAACGGTGCATGTACTGCAAGTTCAAACATGGAGAAGACGGAAGCCATGCGATGGAATTCTGCACTATCAAACATGTTCTTAAATCGTCCACCCCAATATTCAGAACCTGCGTGAGTTTCGTAGATACTGAATAGTTTCAACGTAGTAATCACTGCATGTTTTTCTGCAGGTGTAAAATTTACTAATACGTCTTGAATATCTTTCTCTACTTTAATTTCATCTGGTAGCCAAAATACTTTTAGTTGTTGATCTGCGAACTCAATCGGTTCTTGTCTTTCATTAATCGGCAACAGGTGCTTTTCTAGCATTATTCTTCCTTAAATTGTTAATTTTATTTATGTAGTTTTGAATACTGAACATTGTATTTGTTCTCAAGACTACATAACATTTCTTTTCTAGTTGCAATTGCAAGTCTAAGCGCCTCATTATAACCATGTTTTTCAACAGTGAAGTACTTATACAATCGTTTATTTTGACCTGATTTAGTTTGAATAGTATGATCTGTAACAGAAGCAACAAACCTATTCATTACACTATCAAAACTTACGCCAACAGGTAGTTCTTTATCTTTTGTAATCACATTCCTGTTGCGATTGTTTTCAGATTGAGTGACTACTCTCAAGTTGTCAATCTTATTGTTACTTTTGTTAGTATCTATATGGTCAACAACTTTATCTTGTGTTACATCTAAACCGTGTAAAATTGCAACTATCCTGTGACACCTGTAAAGTTTATTGTTTATGTTAACGCTCCAATATCCTGAGCTTTTAGAAAGGTTACCAGCCATTGAGCCATCTTTAGTATTTCTTTTATTACCAGTTATCCAACGTAAACAAGATTCTACGTTTTCATCGTAATAAAGAATTTTATCAAGTTTTTCTTTTGTTGGTAGAACATTTACATGAACAGGCTTCGAAACGTTCAGAAGATCGTTGTTTATGTTTTCATTGTACAATTTAATCTCAAGTTCAATTGCATCAAACTTTGATAAATCTTTCTCGACAATTTTAACTACCAATCTGCCGAACTTTTCCACATAATCTTTATACTTTATACCTCTGTTAGAAGTTGCATTATTTCTAAAAGCCCTACTGAGTGAACCACTCCCAATATATTTAATTACACCAGAAGGGTCACTGTGAGTATATACACAACAATTATTCATCAAAACTATCATCTATTTGTCTGTATTTATCTCTAGCTTCTAATAGGTTTTGTGCATCTTCTGTCTCATATCTTGAACGGTAGACATCTTCTGTTAACTTACTCCCACTTGCTTTATCAATAGCTGCTTTACTAGCATAACCACCATAAATCCAAGCTTCATCTGTACGTTCTGAACCTACCCACCTACTGCACACGACAATTTCATTAAATCGATTACGGTGCTGCAATCCATCTTGGCGTTCGAACGGTTTACTTATGTCCATACCTAAAGAATATAGAAAGCTTTTAAACTTAATCTCTTCATTTTCAAATTGTGCTGAATAATTGGGCATTGCTTTTACTATCTCAGATTCTGAAATAATGCACAGTGCTACAATAGCGTTTGGACGTGGAGGGAACTTTAATTTTTTACTCATGTACTACCTTTAAAAATTAAGAGAATAGTGATTATATCACAGGGTTTTGGGTAAATCAAGGTTGTCATCTGCATCTTCATCTATAGAATGCAGAGTTTTATTTTCTTGAATCATCTTATGTGCTGCGGCATAAATTAATACTAGAACACAAATAATAACAATTGCACAAATAACTAATAAAAAGTTCATACTTTACCTTTCAATTCAGGGTTGTACATAAATTCAAGTAAGAACATTGCGTTAACGGCTACAGCAGACATATGACTGATAGTTGGGTCAGTACTATCTACATCATAGATTTCACCCCTTCTAATGGCCTCAAAATGCCTCATAAGAGCATCCATGTAACGTTGCTCTGCACCTTCTACCTTCTGCCAGTTATTACGCTCTTTGTACTTCTTTAAGCCTTCCGTTAGATTACGTGCAACTTCTTGTAATGCATACGGAGGTACTAATGTATATTGCAATTTACCTTGATCGTATTTAGTACCGGGAGTTTGAGTACTGATTTCTTTGTCTTTCCAGTCTTTGATTTCTTGTGTAATTGATTTCATATCTTCCTTTCTTACCCAAAAGATGCCTTTTTCATAGCACTTGCCTAGTTCTTGCATAGTCTCACAATTATGTTGATGAAAGTAACACTGCTGCTTTCCACAACTATACTCTGGATCAGCTTTTGCAATATAGTCTACACCGTCTACAATAATATCATTCTGTGTCAAAGCCATTCTCCAATAGTTCTTTAGGGATACAGTTAGATAGATCGTTAGATTCAAAATCAATTGGCTTCATAACTTTATCATTCCAGTTTTTAATAACAAATAACTCGTACTCTGAATTATATTGTACATCTACCATTACACCATCTTCTTCATACATTTGTGCAGTTTTAATTGCAGTATATTCTTTTGAAGGATACTTTGTCAGATTATTGTATGCTGTATCTCGCATTGCTTTATTAACATCTACACCAAGATATTCTAGCTTTTGTAGTAAACCTAGAGCAGTGACCATTACATCGACAACACCATCTAGTACTTCTTTGACATTATTCTTATCAATACCTTTGTCTTTAATCTCTTTGGTTTCCTCTAAGATAAGTTTGTATTGGAACTCAATATCTTTTAAAGTTGTTTTATTGTGCTTACCTGCAATTTCATTGAACGCATAGCAGTCCACTTGGAAGTCTGAAATATTGTAATCTGTCATATTAACCTTTCTTTAGTTGTTGAATATCTTTGAACTCTTTTGTTGCATCTTCTACTGCATTTTCAATGTAAGCAAATAAGAACAATGGAAGAACGAGAAACCACACAAGGTATACTACAAATTTCATGTTATGGTTAATCAACCACTTTACCCAAGGTTGCGCATTTTGCATTTGATATCCTTTCAAGATGAAAAAATCCCCGGCGATTAACCGGGGTTTGGAACTAGCAGTGATTATAGCATAGATTGCATTACACAATCAAGCTTTTTCTTTTTTCTTTTGTAGTGGTTGATTGTCGCACACGATGTACAGTTCCGCAGACGTTACAACGAGCTTCTTCAAATAAACTTACTGCAGTAGCTACAGTCCTACCTGTTACTTCAACATCTGAACTACCACACGATCTGCATCTTGTAATGTTATCTTTAAAGTAAAGAGCTGCGTTAAAGTCTGTGTTTACATTTCCTAAGCCTTGAAGAAGTGCATAAACATTTTGCAAAACGTCTACATCGTTTTCACAATAACTTACCATTTGTTTCATAGCCTCTGTGTCACCAGATTGAACTTTTACCCACAATTCCATACTTGTTGCTGTCTTCTGAGGTAATCCAAAATAAGCACAAACATTGTCTAAACTATTACTAGGTAATCGAAGTTTTTTCTTGGCTTGCAAGTAAGGATCAATCTTTTTTACAGTAGGTAATTTACCAAGACCACAAGCTAACGCTCTTGTTTGAACAACCTTATCGTCAAACCCTTGCAAATTATACCCTACAACAGCATCTGCTTCTTCGTACAAACCAAACAAAATACAAGCCAATCGACTATCATCATTGTCGTTAATTTCTTCAGGTGTCATCCAGTGACTATGCACATGATCTTGACCCAACCACTTGTAGCTAAAGCACAGAATACGCCCACCTTCTTTGTAAATGGCTTTGTCATTAATGTACTGTTTCCTGCGTCCAAATGCAAATACAAGCGGACAACTAGTTTCTGTATCAAAGATTAGAATCCTTGGTCCATCGCTGCGAAATGCTACTTCAGAGGGATCATACTGTAACTCAGGGTATACGCTATTGCGCCTAAACATATCGTTTACTCCTGACTTGCTAATACCTAAAGATTGTGCAATTACTCTTGAAGAGTAGCCTGCCGTTTTCATATTCCAAATGTTTTCAATAATATCTGTTGTATATTTCACTGTACATTACCTTCCGTAATTGTTGCATCTTCTTTTTTAATCCAATTTAGAGCGTTATATGTTCCACCTTCTCGTGACCAATAAGCTTTATCATCAATGAACTCTACGTTGAATTCTTCACCAATTCTTTTAGCGTACCAAAGCAAACCATCGTTGCAGTCGATTACTTTAATTTTCATCTTACTCCTTTACATTGTTAATAATGTCTCGCAGTGTATCATAGCTAAACTGCTTTGTCAAGATACTGGTTTGAAATAACTTTTTCCTCTCTGCTGCGTTCTTACCTGCAGGTTTACCTAAAGCAATCAACACTGAATCTTTTTGTGCTTCTTTTAGCTTATTAAACTCAGTGTTAATTTTTTTGACCCAACCGTTATGTCTATAACGAGTGTCAGGTTCCTTCTCAAGATAGTCTGCACATTCTCTAAGCAGTGTAGATAAATCATTCGGATACCACCAATTAATCATTCTGGTGTAAGCGCCTTCAACTTTACCCAAGAAAGCATTTGTTTGACGATGTAATACACCTCTTACAAGCTGTGTTTCATCATGGTTATGATCAAGAACATGTTGTTTAACTGGAATATCTAAACCAGTTACAGCGCACTTGTTATCTTGCTCTTTTGTAAGTAACTCTCTTACCTTTTTAACGTCTGCTGTATTATAAAGATCAATTGTTTTATCTTTAGTTGACATACACATCTCGTTCAGCAGCAAATTGAATGAAGCTACTTTCATCGTCTATGCTGCGTTTCATATAAGCGCAACTCCAAAAAAGCTGCAACATGTCAAACCAATCTACATCGCTGTGTAATATACCATGACAATCTGTGTAATCAAAAGGCTCAGGATATAAGCGTTTAAATTCACTGATTAGCACTTGTAGAATCTCTTGTTCGGTCTTAGTGTTCTCTAATGCCTTAAATGCTTTAGCGGGACCATAACTTAATTTAGACAGTTTATATCCAAAATAAGTATCTGCTTTATCACCGGCTAATGTTTGAAAGGCTAAAAATTTAAGTCCATCTCCTTTGATTTCAGTGGCTGGTCCCTTACCAATGACAACCTTCCACAGTGAACCAACCTGTGGAATAACCTTACCTTTCCAAACCTCTTGCGTAAAATCCAGCACCTCAATACCTTGAGATTGTTGTGCGTCTTTATCTGCAGATACAATGATTGGATAATTACCTTTTGCTAATTCTTCGTAAGCACGTATCGTGATCATATCATCAGTTTCAATACCTTTTACAAGTTGTGCCCCATGCTTTACTTGCATATATCGCCTAACGTCCACGAGTTGCAAAGGCTTTAGTGAGTCCTCTCTATTGTCTTTATACGGCGTAGGAAGGGCTAGAGCGTGTCTAAACGTCTTTCCTGTACCGATGTATAGCTCAACTTCATCTGCCCACGTGGCCTCTGTTAATCGCTGTATAACGCCTTTTACAGATCGCAAGGCAATTCGAATAGAAGCAGCTGTTTGCACATCTTGAATTTTATAATCTTCAGCTTTAAATTCAATGTTTTTCTCTTTTAGTAAAGCCTTGAGTTCTGTTCGGGTTTTAAATATTTTTTCTCTACTGGATTTTAAATGCTTGGCTATGATGGTGCGTTTTTCATTAGCAGCAGCATAACGATATGCTATCAAATCTGCATCCACGATGAGTATTCTTTTTGCTGGTTCTGTCATATTATCCTTAAAAGAAAAACCCGTAAGTTTTCACCTACGGGTATTATTCATTAGCTACGAGCCGCTTGGATAGCTTCTAGAGTTAGCTCTGATTTTTCTACTAGCTTTTCTACACCATCTTTTACGATAGCTTTAGCTACTGCACACAACACACTGGCATCAAGTCCAGCCGCTTTGCATTCATCTTTAATCTCTTTGATTTCTTCACCTAGTGATTGTTCTTGTGTGTATAGTCGTACTAGTTTTGCGATTGCTTCTTTACTTTGCATATTAATCCTTTTTGAAAGTTGGTTTGTACATCCATGTGAGATTCATTACAGCTAACCAGCTATAAAATGTATAAGGAATACTTAGGATTGGAAACAATGTATTTAACGACCAGATTGTAGCCAATGGTACAAAGATGATAGCTAGAATAGCAAAGATAAGAATAGATACAATTGTAATGATATCTTTAGTTTGTTTTGTCATATTGTCCTTTCAGTTAGTGAGTGTGCTTGTTTATGATGTGCAGAACAAAGCCACACAACGTCCAATGGTTTAGAGTAGTCAGGATGATGCGCTTCTGGTTTACAGTTACATTCAGGTATAGCACAAACAGGCCAAGGAGTTAAAAGACCATCCCTTATAGCATTTCCAACTGTAACTTGTGCTTTTCTACGTTCAGGGTATTGTTCCAACCATTTTACTCTGAGTAATTTAGCAGCATCTATTCGGTGTAACTCTTTTGCTCTTTCTCTATCATAAGCAAGAATATTTTCTCGACCTTTACCATGTCTATGCTCGTGTACATCCTTCTTTGTACAAGATTTGCACTTGTTCAAATGACCATCACTCATTTTACTATGTCTGTAAAATTCTGATAGTGGTAGTACGTGACTACATTTAAAACATTTTTTCATATGAATCTTTCATAAATTCTCAGTGCTATTTAACACAACACTGAGAATAATTTAACGGGTTTTTCTTGACGAGGTTTGCCCGAGCCTCTCACTTAAAAGGAATATCGTCATCCATGTCATCAGCCGCTGGTTTAGCTTTTGCTTTAGCTGCAGGTTTAGTTGCAGGTTTTGCTCCAGCTTTCTCTGCTGCTTTTGGTGCAGGAGCTTCATCACTAAATTCGTCACCGGGATTGTAATCGCTTGCTGAACCTTCTTCTGGTACATATTCGATCATTTCAGTAACAAGAACATTCTTTAGATAAAGAGAACTTGTACCATTGTTACGAGTAAACGCATCAATACTGATTGAACCAATAGAACCATTTGCAGGTAGCTTTGTGTTTGTTACATCAACTAGTGTATTCTTGACTTTCTCAAATACTTTTGGTCGATATAGATCAGGCACAGGCTTACCAGTTTTACCTAGTTCTGTAGATTTACGGAAAGTGACAACCCAAATATTCTTAGCTGCTCCTTCGGGTGGTGCAGTTTTATATACAGATTCGAACTCTGCAGTTTTGACTTTCTTGACCGATACTTTTGCGTCAATGCTTTTGGCATAATCTTCAAATTGATCAACAATGTCTTCATCTACAATTGCTACAGATGCTTTCCATTCATCAGGCTTCTTATCTTCACCAGCTTTAACATAAGCTTTTACAGGCTTATTGAGTTGGACATAGAGAAGAGTTCCAGTTAATTTATTCATATATTTCCTTTCGAGGACTAGTTATGTTACAGACTAAAATGTGCTCAACGGCACGACTAATGCAGCTTTCGCTACAAACTAGATTATAACAAAGCTTGTTAGTCAAGTCAAGCTTTATTTTGAATTATTGATAGACAGTAATTGTCTTTTGTTGAGGTGTTACAAACGTCCAACCTTGGTAATCTGTACCATAGTGCGATGCATAGTAACCATAGAATTTAACAAAACATTCTTCACCGTCTTTGCTAAACTTCCATACACACCAATAGTCAGAACCTTGGTTTTCACCACCAAAGCAGTCTTCAACTGTGTAAACAATTTGTTGCGTATTAAGTGCAGCCTCAAGATCATCACTGCCATATTGGTCCATCATGGATTCCAAACCATCGCCTAACTCTTCAAATATAATCTCTAAAGTACTTTTAAGACTCATATATCACTCCTTATTTCTTTACAAACATGGTACTTGTGTATTCTACAGCTGTTACTTCGTAGAATTCTTCGTAGGTAGAACCATCGTATGAAGCATAGTAACCATCAAACTTGATAAATACAACTTGCATACCATCAGTAAATGAATATACACTCCAGTAATCAGAACCTTGGTCTTCACCACCGTAACGATCTTCTAGTTTAAAGTTGATCTTAGCTTCAGTGAGTTGATGTTTGAATTCTACTACACGATCTTTATCCCATTTATATGGTTTATCCGTAATATCACCACCATGAAAAGCATCTTTAATATATTCATCAGCTTCTGCAAGTAATGCACTGACTGTATCAATTAGTTTATCTGACATATTACTCCTTTAGTAAAATTTGTTTAACATTCTCAAATTTAGCAGCATCAAACATATCCAAGACTTCTGTATAGTTGTCAATTGCGTAAGAACGAAACCAACCTGAACATAGTGTAGTACAAATCTTGTTGACTGACTTGTAAAACGCTAGTTTAGCTGGTGTACTCCAATCTGAAGGTACTAAGAACCTTTCAGTTGAAATAACATAAGCTTCTTCTGCAATGCATTTAAGTTTGTCTGCATGGCTTAGATTGTACCACAGATTTTTATCACACCACGCTAAACTTGAATCTTTTTGTAGTTTTTTATACAAAGGTTCTTCGTGGTAAGCAAATAACTCATGCAAGTAATCATGGTTGTACTTCTTGGTTACAGCATCGTCAAAGAACTCTTCTACTGTTTGCATCAAGTTTGGATTACCTTGTGGATATGCTGACATTGTGAGCTTAATACGCTTGTTTAACACTTCTTCATCTTTGTCAGTAAAGAATGCACGATATGTCTTTAAATGCATATTGTATTGTGTCATGTGCTTTTCAAACTTACGATCACGCCACAGGTGACTGCGCTTTACAATAGCAAGTCCAACAGGGTTAACTACGTAAACTCTTTGACCTCCGATTGTAATGTAGTGTGTACTGGCATAATTCGATAGAGCGTAGTTACCAATTGTATCGAACGTATGATTTTCAATACGCAAGGCACGATCTTGAATTTTATGTTCGCTAATAATATCCCAATCTGAATCAGGTCTTACTTTAAAAGTAGCACTCCAGTATTGCAATGCTTGCGAACCGATCAAAAGATTTTTCATGTTACTCCTTAATTATTAGCGATAATTAGCAGAACTAATTATAGCACCAATAATTAATGTCCACATACTTGTTAACCATCGAAGGATATCTGACCAATTACCGGGGTATAAGTCCCATGCTGCAAAAGAACCTGCAATATAGAAAAGAAAAGCAACAAATGTAAATATTATTGCTGTTTTTATTAGGTTATCCATTATTACTCCTTTGTTTGGTGTGAGCGACAGGTAACGCTCCTGCTTCCAACGACTTATGAGGTCGCTGCCTGACTTCTCGGCTTCACTCACGGTTATAGTAAAATATACATAAATACACTTTACTATAACCTCTGGTCCCTAAACCAGTATTATAGTGTCTTTTGTTACATCAGTGCATTATACAACAAGTATATAACGGGAACTGAAATGTCAACATTTTGGACGACAATCCTCATGCTGGAAATCCTACAGTACAGCGCAACTTGTACTGTATTTTTAATGACGGGACTTACACCCGCCTCGCTGGAAGTGTGCCGCTAACTCTAGGGATTTGAGCAACAGGCATCAGCGGGACTATTTATAACATAAGTAAACACTTAATTTCATCAATTCTACTTTTTGTTTTGTATTCTTTATGAGTTATCCTCACAATATTCAGATTATACACCCTTTTTAAGAACTCATCTCTGATTGCGTCTTTTTCTTTTGTCTTTTCGTGTTGTTTACCATCAAGTTCAATAACTAAATTTAAATCTTCAAACAAGAAATCAACGTAATAGCTTTTATTTAATTCAGTGTTACGGTAGTGAACCTCTGTCTTAAAAATAATATTATTCTCAGTTAACCAAGATTCAAAGCTACTCTCTAAATATGACTTTCTGTGTCTGCCGATATTTTTACGATTTTCAGAGTGCTTTAACCTTTCAGATTGAAATGCGCTTTGCCATGCACTGCGACAAGTTTTTGAACAAAATTTTGAGTGTTTACCTTGACTAGGTGAACGAAGAATCGTTATGCTACAATTCTTACACGGGACAAAAGATACAGCACATCTGGGATGCCTCCTTGATTCATTTGCAAGCTTTTGCTTTTTCTTATCACTTCTATTTTCCTTTCCACATTTCAAAGAACAATATTTTCTATTGGCTATCAATTTAGTAAATAGTCCTTGACAGTTACCGCATTCTGTTAACACGGCAGAAGGTTGTAAAGTTGCATCTCCGGTTATATTCTCCCAATAATTTTTTAGAGATTCACTTGTTTTATCACGACTTTCTTCACTTCTGGTTTGTCTAAGAGTGTTGTTTAACGATGCTGCACAAGAAGAACTACAAAAGTTTTTAACTTTAACTTGATTTTTAACTCTTTGTATTATTTTACCGCAGTGTGAACAATTACAATTAACTATAGTACTGTTGAATTTACAATAACAATCTAAAGAACAAAATACAAAATCTACAGTATCAGATTTAAAAGATTTGAGTATATTCTTTTTAATTCTTTGATGATCAATACCACAACTTACACAATTAAATGTTACTTTATCCCTTGAACCATATTGTGCTGCAATTTTAAAAAATTCTTCTCTAGTCATAGTTACCTTATATAATTTAGTATAGACGAAAACCCTTAGTCCATCCGGTGTGATTTGAACACACATGATGCCAAATTTAGAAGATTTGTGACTTATCCAGTTAGTCCACGGATGGACTAAGGGTTTTCGAACCTATATTTATTATACCATAAGGTTGTAACAATATCAAGTCAATTATACATCAGTTTTGATCTTTGTGTCAATATCTTTTAGAATTTTATTCCAATAAAGTTTTGCAAGTTCACCAAGATCAGACTGCGGCATTGACATACAAGCTCGTAGTATATCATTTTTATCATACTGCTCCAACGTTTGATACTCTTTATTGTACTTATACGTGTAACTCATGATTCCAACCTCCAACATCGTGCGTTTTGAAAGTAGCTCTTGAGATGCTGATCACATGTTCAGGTAACTTCTTGTGAGTACCAGCAAACCACTCACCTTCAAAGCAGCATTGCATCTTAGCAAGGTCTTGTTCGTAAATTACTTCGTATACCCAAAATGGTAAACCGCCATAGCTCATGATTGTACTCCAAAATGCCCTTTGATTGTACTAATCGCACCATCTAGCAGATGAACACCTTCTTCACCACCAAGATAACCCCAAGATGCATCTTTACGCCACTCTTCATCAGGTTCAATCAATTTACAAATTTCTTGTATTAATAGTTCAGCGAATTTATTTATGTCTTTTAAATCACAGACACCAGCGTGAGGACTAAACCCATCAAGATCATCTTGCTCTGAGTAATCATACAGAACACCTATTCCAGCTTTTCTAGCAAGTTCTTTAATCTGTTCGTTCATGTTTAATCTCCTTTTTGTGTGCTTGACGTTCTGCTTTCCAAAATACTTTCTTGAAGAATTTCAGATGCTTCCACCACTGAGGTGGTCTAGTGCGTGTACCCTGTTTTACATTAGCCATGTTAATCTTTCAATATTCAACCTGTCCTAGACGATCAAATGTTGTTTTGCCAGAACGTTTAGCATTGATAACAACGATCTTTTTAGATTTGTATAACTTTCTTTTGATATCGTCTGTAGTTACAAAACGGTTAATCTCCCATTCGTAATTTTTACGATAACACTTAGTCATATCTTTTATTTCATCCTGTGTTAATTGATAATTCCAATCTTTTTCATCAATACAACGCTCGTGTCTATATCGCATTATTGCTGTTTCTAAAGTAGGTTTACAAAGGTCACTTTCAATAAACTTTTTATCAATATGCATATAATCTCCTGCATAACCATTCCATAGAACTACTTCTGGATTACCTTTTAGTTCTTGCAGCAGTTTAATAAGATCGTTTTTACGCATGTTAGCCTTTCATCAATGACATTGACCCCAATTCATACCGGGGATGTATTCAAACCCTAAGTCTACACGAAGTTTCAGCTCTTCGCAAGCTTTTTTGATTCCTTCTTCAATACATTCTACAGGTACAGTCTTAAGTCCAACATAAGAACCTTTAGAACCGTGACCAATAGCACTACAACCGGGATTAGATTGAACGAATTCCTTTGCTTCATCTTCTGTTGCGAAGTTTTTAACTTTAAGTAAACTAGGATGACAAGCCATTTGCTGTTCATCATGCATGTGAATCAACCACCAGACTTTGACATCTTTCTTGGTGTCTTTAAAAGGATCGCCAAGAATACCACGTTCTTCCATAGCCTGAGCTAAACGAACAGCAGACCACTTAGCAGCAATAGCACCACCAGACTGGAATAAAACGTTAATAAGGCTGTGTTTACTGCGGGTTGATAGCAACCTACCATCAAGGCCCGGAATGCTCTTCTTGCCACTTGCTTCCCACCTTTGTTGTACACGCTCTTTTAATTCTTTGAGTGCAGGTACAGCATCCCAATATTCGTTAAACAAGCGTTGACCTTCGGCTTCACTAATGCCAAGCATCTTAGATAGCTTTTTAGGTTGTGCTCCATAGATCGCAGCGTAAGAGAACGATTTTGCAGAACTACGATCAATCCCAAGCTTACGTGCGTTAATACTGTGAATGTCGTTGGGCTTTTCTGCAACCAAAGCTGCAGCTAAGTTTTCACCATCAGTATAAGGCAGCACATAGTGTCCCATTACTCGTGCCTCTAGTGAAGCAAAATCATAACCTAGTTGCCACAACCCTTTACCACTACCAAACAGTGTACGCATTTGTTCACCGTACAGTGAAGTTACGCGAGGCACGTTACACACAATCTTATGGCGATAGCGTCCAGTATTAGCTCCTAGAGTATCTGCAGGAGTAGGCACACGACCATCTTCACGTACAGCACTTAGAAAGCCTGTCATTGGTTCGCCATCTTCATCCAAAGCACCACCAGCAATAGAGTTCTTGCGGTGACGATATGTATAGTAATGCACTACATCTTTAACAAACTCTGCCTTTTGACCTAGTGAAATAAGATTAGGACAGATTTCTTTTTCTACACCTACAGTAAGCTTAGGAGTAGTTGGTAGGTAAATAGGTTTTGTACCGTTGATTTTCTTAATCAAGAATGCACGTAAGTTTTCCATACGAATATCCAGCAATTCTAAACGCAAGTCACGAAACACTGAAGTTTCAGTTTGCTTGACATAGCGGTCAATAGCTTCAATAATACCATCATAGTCTCTTACACTTTTATCAGTCTTCTTGACGATATCACGTTCTTTGACTTCAGATGGAACCCAACCCAAGGAAATCAAATAGCCTTTGACAACATCGATATCTTCAATGTCGGCAGTCTCTTCATTCTTTAGAGGTTCATCCGTAGTAATCGGAAATATCTTACCTTCAAAAGTAATTGTCTTTTGATCGTCAGATAGTAAAGCACCAGTTTTCTCACAGAACTTTAGAAGGTTAGCTGAGACTTCACCGTTCTTTTTAAAACGAATCTTTGGTAACTGATAGAAACTTGCATTGGCCTGTGTCATGCGCTTTTTAGGTAGCAGTGGGTCTACAGTTTTAGCAATGTCTTGCATGAATGTAGTTAGTTCTGCAATATTCTTATGTGCAAGCTCTACGTTGAAATCAAAACCAAAGAGTTCTTGACGCAACGTAAGATCGGTGAGCTTAACTTCCATACTATACGGTTTGCTCCAGTTGTGCTTACCTTGTTCTTTGATAAGTTCTTGCAAGATCGAAGCGTTTACATTTGTATCTTGAATACAGTAGTCCAGCATCTCCTGAGAGAAACGATCCCACTCTTCAAAGTGCATCTTGTTGTTACCTAAACGCTTACCCCAAGCATCGAGGCTGTGACCACCAAGGAGATCAGCATTAAGAAGTTTAGACCACAAAAGTGTATCTGTAATCTGAACAGGATTACCAAACAATGTACTAGGTTGACCGGGATAACCTACAGTGTAGTCAAGTACACCGTATAGCATTAATACAGGTAAGTCAAAAGCAACGATATTGTGACCAATTAGCTCAGTGCAATTTCGTAGTAGGCGCTTGAGGTTATCTTTTGTGATTTGTTCTTTGACCAGTGATACTACAGCTTTGGTGTCTAGGTTACGCACGACTACACACCAGACTTTGTAGTCAGGCTTTAACTTAAAAGGTATAGAGGTATAGTCCAAACCGTTTTGTAGCAGGTTTGTAGATTCAATGTCAATGATATAACGCATGTCTTCCTTCCAAATAAATAAGCCCCAAGTCTATCACAACTTGAGGCCCATGTCAATTAAATTTACGTGCCGTGTCTGTCAGAATATCCAGCACCTTGTGCATTGATCTTACATAACAATTCATCTCTACACTCTATTGCAAGTTTTAATGCTACTTCGTCTCCATATTTTAGGCACGAAAAAGATCTAGACTTAAATTTTCCATTGAAACTAATGCTTACATCATAACGCCGTATCAAAGTCCCCTTGTTATTGTAACCTTCATAATAGGAAATCATGTTATAACCTGTAGTATTATTTTTATTTTTAGTCCTATTTCGCCAATTAATTTCTGGAACAACTAACCTCAAATTTTCGATTCTATTGTCATGTCTTTTACCGTTAATATGATCTATATGAAAACCTTCAGGTATTTTTCCATTGTGAAGAAACCACACAATTCTGTGAACTTTATAGTTGTTCCCAAAAGCGTGTAGCTTCCAATAACCATCTAAAGTATCTAGTGATCCGGCTAATGTCCCTTCAGTTATATTAGAACCTTTTGAACTTTTAGATAACCATCTAATACAACTTTCACTAGATTCATCGTATATAATAAAATTTTTAATATCTTCAGAGTATTTTTCTAAAAAGACAATCGAATCTTTTTTCAAAGTAAGATTGCTAATCTTTGTATTTAATCTGTCGGAATCTATGTGTCTTACACTATAACCTTCAGGGATAGGCCCATTGTGCATAATCCAAACTATTTTTGGAATACTGTAAACTTTAGCTTTGTGCGATAAGATAAGAAATCCTTTAGAATTTATACTACCTGCTTTACCTCCATTAAGCCTTGGGACTAATTTTTCACCGTTACCAATTCTAAGATGTTTCCATTTTAAACAGGTTTGAATTGACTCGTCATACTCAAATAAATCAAGTTTTACTAGTTCTAATACTTTATTGTTAACGTTTATCAAATTTTCATTCATAGTTACCTCAGTGTTGCAGTTAAACATATTATATTATACCACAACACTAAGGTAATTGCAAGATCAATTACACTGAAGAGTTAAGCCAAGCTTCTAAACTGTGCAGTGTATGGGTCTGAGAATCATAATAAACATCTCCAGCAGGGCCGGTTTCCGATAAAAGACGATTCTTACTCAGATAGATATGGGTAGTGTTTCGCTCTAAATCCTCTTCTGCCATCTTATTGCGTACAAGTAGAATATTAGCACTGGAGCTTTTCATAATAGAACTTGACCCCATAATATCAGCCTCTGAAATCATAGCACCAGATGATTGATCTTTCTGCCCGGATTGTGATTTACGCACATGGTTAATTAAAAAGAAAGAGCAATTGTGGCTTTTAATCATAGATTTAATCCACTTCATAGCTACAGCTTGTTCATCTATAGATAGTCCGTCTACACCGATATCCGTCCAAGGATCGGCTACAACTAGCTTCACACCTGAGCAAATTACCATTTCTTCAACAACCTCTTGTAACTGTTCAAGAGTAGAGTCACGATCATCTACTAACATAAACCTTGGGCGGCCATCGGGAAACTCAAATAACTCTTTAGCTGCTTCTCGTACCTTATCCGAACGCAAGTAATTCATCTTCTCTTCTGCTTGCATTTTTGCAATCTTGTTCTGTAAGTGCCTACTCAGGAGTGCCTCTCCATATTGACTAGCAGAAAGCTCTAAACTGACAACACCAATTGTATGTGGAGAGTTAAAAATCCAGTGATAGATCATCTCGTTGGTTAATGATGTTTTACCTCCTCCGGTAACTCCAGAACAAGTATAACAGTGGCCTAAAGATAAACCACCACCTAACATTGTATTTAGTTTATCAAACACAGGAGGTAACGGAATTTTCTCTTCGGCTACTTGTTCTAGCATCCTTTCGTAAATACTTGTAGATGCCATAACACCAACGGGTACATATGGTTGTGCGCTATAAAAATCGTGAATAAACTCTTTTTGCATCCCAGCTTCAAGGTACTCATTAACATCTTTCTTACGCATCTGCATAATACGGACTTTACCTTTCGGTAGAAACTTTATAATCTCTTCTGCTGCTTCTTTACCTGCTTTGTCATTGTCATAACAAACAATAATATTGTCAAAACTATCAAAGAATTTATACTGTGCTGCGATTTGCTTTTTAGAATTAGCTCCTGTCGTAGGACTAACTACTGCTGTCTCAAAAACACCGTCACTTTTTGATTGGTTATACTCAGATAGCATTTGATATGCAGATAAAGCACAAAGTTCACCTTCAGTGATGATCACATATTTACCACCACGATTAAACCTAAATTGCCCGAATAATTCACAATCAGCACCTGTACGACCAACTGAACGAAAATTCTTCGGTACTTCTCGAATTTTATATCCAGATAGTTGCCCATCTTGAGTGCAAGGGTAATATTGTTCAATGACCTCTCCAGTATCTTCTGCGAAAGAATAACGAACTCCGAAGTATTTGCTGATATCATTATCAATCCCGCGAAAGCCCTTAGCCTTAACAGAAGTCTCTGCCTTAATCTCTGCATTTTGCTCTGGTGTCAGTGCAGGTTTTGTACTTGGTTTAACTTCCATATCTTCTTCCTTTTTAACGTTTGATCGGACTTTAGATTGAACCTTAGAGTTTTGTCTAGGGTTTTGCTCTTTGAACTCTTCACTTACTGATTTGTACCCACAGTGCGAAAAGCAAAAATAACTACCGTCACTGTAAACGGCTAAGTTATCTTTGCTTCCGCAGTTAGGGCAAGCTTCGTGTCTAACAAAAGCTGCCATTTTACTCCTTATAGTTTATTCATTTTTGAGCAACCACGAGTTGTTTATGCACTTGAACGAGCGATCATGCACAGTATTACTCTTTAGAACAACACCCTCTCTGACGCTACCATTAAGCACTGATTTACCTTCTGCATATTGTAACAGACTTTGAATCGTATGATCTTTAATACTTGCATTTTCATCCAAAATAGGTACATGTTTTAACCCAATCTTTTCACACGCTGCTTTAAGCTGTACAGGCAACAGGTATTGACCTGTGTGAATATTGTACATGTCATATACCCGAAAGTCAAGCTGTATTTTGTATTGATTACCTTGAATACCTTCCCCAATCATCTCACCTTGAATTGCCATACCTAGCATAAAGTTACGGCGCATAATACCTTCAATATCAAACTTACGAGCTACTTTCCAGAATGAATTTGCTTCATCTTCTTTCAGGTCTAAGTTACGTGAACATACATGAAATACATCTGCATCATCTAGATAAAACGTGCAAGACGAACCATCTAATTTCTGTGATTGACCAAGTGTCTTTCTGGTACTCTGCAAATTCTCGTGTCAAATTTTGCAATCTAGGCTGATCAGTCTTCGGTACTAGCGCAGGAAAATTACCTCGTGCCATACCAGCAAGTTGAGCATTAATTGTACGTTCCCACTTGATGATACCAAGTGCTTCTGTTACATCTACACCTTCAAGTTCAGAGTCTACAGCCCCAACCTTTACACAGATATCAGAGTTCACTGGTAATAATAAACCTTGTGAGATTTGACCACGTAGTTTTACTGTACGTAGACGTTCACCCTTTACACCTTCGTACTCACGAGGCTCTTTACCTTTAGATAGGAATGGTGCAAGCTCTGTTGGAACCCAAGAATCAATTTCCAAGTATACAGCGAGTGAATCAACTACAAATTCACCCTTCTTTACTACGACTTTCCAACCATCGACAACAGCTACTTCAATAGCGTCTGCACCTTCAATGGGTTCAATTGCTGCGATCTTACGAATAGTTGCGAGTTTTCTTTCTGTCATTTGTTCTTTCCTTTCGATTTAAAATGCTTGATTGTGAAATAAGAGATAGCCTTCATAGACAAACGAGATGATAACATACCTAGAGATAAAACAATCACTAGACCATCAAATATTTCTGACAATCCAAAAAGCATGAGTTGCCACTTTGGGATAGGACTGCGTGTTTTATCGATCATAGGTCATCCTTATGTCGAATGCCAACTAAAACTGGAAAGCGAGGTACGTTGTATCCTGTTCCAACATCAAAGTACTTAACTTTTGCAAGTTGACCTGACAATTTTTCCCTGCGTTCCCACAGGTCAGCACGAATGGCATCAGTCATACCACTACCACAACTGAATGTATCGCCTTTAGAGGTGCATAGAATCAACGATCCCATTGTATCTAGGGCTACCATACCATCTTTAGCTGTAGAGCGCATAGTGCGTCCTAATTCATTGGTCTTTGCTTCATTGGTGTTGGTGTACTTAGGCTCCCAACCAATGATTTGAAACTCATTATCTACAAATCGTTTAACCTTTTGTAGTTCTGGTGTTTTAGTACCAGAGCGACCGCACTTATACACACTGTGTGGAGTTTTTAACATGACACCTTCAGCGCCTTGTTTCAGAAAGTATGCTTCCCATTCATCAACTTCATGTTGTTTTGTTACATAAAACTGTGGTAGAAATTTAATACGATCTGGTAGTTCAACTGGAATCTTACCAATTCGTTTTGTGTACTCAGTACCAGAAATATACTTGTCAAACACCCAAAAGGTAAAGTCTGGTTCACCCTCAATACGCATTACTCCAGAAGTACTTTGATTGAAAACATCAGGTGCATTTTTATCACCGACAATCAATTCACCATCAAAACCTTCCAAGATGTGTGCCCAATAATTAACATAAGCTTGAATGCTCAAGTTAGGAATAAGCTTTAAACTGCGACTATACGCTGCACCACCAAAAACAATACAGCGAATACCATCAAGCTTTTCAGATAGATAGTATGGAAAATTTTGTGTTTTCACTTTGCTGTGTTCTACAGCTAACATTGGCTTAAAGCCTTCTGGAATTGTCATCATCGTTCTCCTACTTTAAAAATGCGATACCGTTTGTTGCCGATCTTCAAGTATACACCAGCATAACAGAAAAATTTAGGTGATTGCCAAATAATTTTTGGGAAGTTCATTTATGAAGTCCTTTAAGTTATGAAAGTCTAAATTGTAGCACAAGTTTGTCTGTTGCAACAAGTAGGCAAAAAAATACCCTAGGAATTAACCTAGGGTTTGTACTTAGTCCGGTAGTAGCTTGTTGGATTTACTTAAATTTTCTTTTGCAGGAATAACTTGTAAATTCCACGGGACATGTAAACCGCAAACAGTCTTACCCTTCAACGGTACTATGTGATCTACATGATACTCTTCACCAGTATAAAGTTTGAACATTTGAGCTATTGTGTAAAGTTCTACAATCTGTTCTTTGTCAAATTTGGTCAACCAAGGTGGTGTAGCTTGTAATTCTGCAGCTCTACGTTCAGCATTTTGAGCATTTATTTTATCTTTATTAGTTTGACGATACTCTTTCATTCGACACGCTATCTTCTCTCCATTGATTTTACGATACTCTACAAAAGCTGCTGAAATTTTATCTTTATTCGCTTGATAATAATCTACATACTGGAGTGAAATTCGCTCCTTATTAACTCTTCTGTACTCAGCATTTTTTACAGAAATTTTCTCTTTGTTATTTTCACGATATAAGGCAGCATTTATTAAAATTCTCTCATTGTTTGATACATAATACTCAACATGTTGTGCTATAATTCGATCTTTATTACATTCATAATACTTTGCATTATATTCTGAAATTTGCTTTTTGTTAGCTTCTTTATAGACCTTTACACAAGACTTACACTTATTATTATAACCGTCTTTTTGACATTTATTCTTACTAAACTCACTTAATAATTTTTCTTCTTTACACTTACTACAAATTTTATACATAATTGATTCCCGTCAAACATCCGTAAACTATAAAAGCAAAAAGCAGCTACGGGAAGCTGCTTTTGTCGTTAAAGGTAATTAATCTTTAACTATTGCTTTGTAATTATAACAGCTATTATTTAGGAAATCAAGTGTTAACTTAGTTTCAATACGCTTAGAATTATATTTATACCTTGCACTATTTGAATTTGTTCCATAGGGTTCAACTGATGCCATGTGCGTTTGTCACCGAACTTTTCAGCGACTTTAGCCCAAAATAATTCTGTGTCACTCATTTAGTTTTCTCCTTTATAGTATTAAGACTTTCATGACTGATCCAGTATGTTGCTCGATTACTGCAAGTAACTGTTTCGTTGCCAACCCAATTAGCTGAAATTTCAACTACTGCATCTAATCCACCACAAATAGCAGAAGCGTCTTTGATGTCACGAAGATTTGTTGTCTGATAACAACCACTCAGTGTAAGGGCAATAAGTAAACTAAATAGAATCTTCATTGGTTTCCTTTCGATAAGCTAACTCTTCTTTCATCAAGTCTTCTACGTAAGTTCCCTTGATGTGCGTTTGAGTCTCAAGTATAGCATGAATGTGATCATCTTCCATAGCGCACAAGTAAATATAAATACCATGTGGGATATGCTCACCGTTCTTACCATAGGATTTCCATACAAAGTTTCTACGGATAGTTTCAAAAGGATCACTCAGGTATACATCCATAAATGTAGCAGGTGTTGTATTAAAGCTACGGCGCAAGTATTCGTTGCCACCGTCTACAATGTAGATTTCACCAGATACTTTATCTAAGTGCTCTTTGTAGTCATGTCGATTGTAGCTACGCAGGTATGTACCATCGGGTGTCATAATTGCGTTGCAAATAATAGTTTCAGTAGTCATCTTCGTCACTCCATGTTTCTGCAACTTCAGGATCGTGTGCTGTTGGATCAAAGCACTCTAGCGCACGTTTTATAGCTTCAGCTTCATTGCACACATCATCAATCACTAGTGTTTCTTCAACTTTAATAGTTACAAAATATTTCATCTTTTCTCCAAATAGTAAAGGAGAGCCGAAGCCCTCCCTTTGTTACTTAACGTTAATCATACCTTTGAAATCCATCGGTACAACAATCGTATTTACTTTACCAGATGCAATACCTTCTGCGATTTTCATTTGTGCTTGAGCTTGCATATAAGCGATAGATTGACCAGAGTTAGAACTCAGTGCTGCCATTCGTTCAGATTCTTTCTTTGCGATGTCAACTTCAGTTTGTTTGATCTTCAGTTCATTTTGAGCACGAACATAGTTCGTAGCAGACTGCAAGATTTCAGCATTAGGTAGAATATTACGCACTTGCACAACAGTCAGTGTAACAGAGTTATCGAGCTTTTCAGCTTTGAGTTGTTCATGTACAGTATCACGAATTTGCTCTTCGATCTTTGCACGATTGTCTGCAACTTCAAGTGATTTGTAACCACGAACAACCTTATAAGCTGCGTTGTTAACAAGAGTGCTCATGTATGAATGCATCAGATAAATATCACCTTTGTGCTCAGAGTGAAAGCTACGACTCTTTGTTGAGTACAGTTCAGCAACTGAAGTAGGATTTAAACCGTAGACAACTGTAATATCAAAGTCTGCTAGAGCACTGTTGTCTGCAGTCATTGGTGTTTTATTTTCAAGTGTAACAGAGATATCTTTTGTAGGAAATGTAAGCACAGAACCAACCATTGTCTGATTCCACGAACCGGGAGGTAACTCAGAGCCTTCAATCTGTTTTGATGCATTGACCCGTACACCAACTTCACCAGTTTCAATACGAGTGCAACCTACAGAAGCAATAGCAACTGCAACGGCAAGAATTACGCTTTTAATAAATTTCATAGAATTTCCTTTCAATTAAAACAAAATAACAATGCCAGCCAGAATTGACATAGCAATGAACCCGAAGAACAGCAAGTATAACACAGTTTTCACTGCTTTCCACTTTGAAGATGCATCCGACTCTTTAACATTGATGGTGCACATTTCGCCATAGATTGACGCAAGTTCTGCGGTTGTCTGGTTCCACGCCACAGGCTCCTGCACAGGTGCTGGCTGTGCGGGTGGGGCGGCTTCACACAGTCGCTTCACAGCACTGGCGACAAGCTCGATGTCTTCCGGTGACTCAACGGCGGCACATGGGCCATCGTGATTAGCAGTTCGTGTGCATCGCCATCCATGCGGCGGCAAATGGCAACCCATAGCATCAGGCTTCTGCACAGTTGATTCTTTCAAAGTATCTAGTAGATCAAGTCTTCGCATTTCGCCCTCTCGTTCTAATCTTTCATTACGTGCCCTCAACAAACGATTCTCTTGCTCTAGTTCTTCAATGTAATTTTGCATACGTTCTTCTGCTGTACTCATAGTTTCTCCTTACTCAGATACTTATTGGTAAAATATTTATAAGCCTCAAATGCTACCCTATCCATCCAAATAGTAATATTTGAAGTACTTTGTATATTTTCCGTCCAAATTCTGGTAATAGTTCTCAAAGTACATTCACCAATAAAACCGTCATTACAGAAGGTTTCATGGTCCCTAATTATAGTTCTAAATTCTTCTTCAGTTATAGAAGAGATAAAGTCATTCCAACTAATCATAGCTTCTCCATTTTAATATTACGAAGGGAAGGACTCTTACGCATCTGCATCAAATGCCAGCTTGCACTTTTATCATCACAAGCGTAAGAACGAGCACTGATTGTACCATCGTTTTTAACTTCTTGCCATGTTAGACGAATGTTTTTAATGTCTGTTTTCTTTAACTTCATGATCCCATATCCTCGTATGCAAGTGGTTTATAAATTGTGTTCTTAGTCTCAATTGTACCATCGAAATATATGTTCAAGATTGTTGATGTACGTACATTTTTGCAGTTACCAAGATTAGGATGACCAATAACATATTCCAAACTTGCTACAGGATATCGCACATCGTCATTCCAGTTGTAAAACTGCGGTACACCGTCATAGTACACTACAGGTTTTTCTTTGAAGGTTTTAACCTTTGGTATGCATCCATGTTGCATACAGTGCTTAACTGTCTCGCAGTCGTTACAAATTACTCGATTCATAATTTACTCCTTAAACATTTGGTTTGTAATATACGCTTCAACTTCAACATCATCGTTAGCTTCTTGCACAAGTCTATCTGCATTAGTGTAGATATCTTCTGAGATTTCTAACGACCATTCATCACCGATCAAATCTGTGATATCAACTTCAGGATGATCATACAAGTGTACCTTGAGTGTTTCCCAATCGATGTCACGTTCATCAGTCAACGTGAATTGTACCACAACTTTTGTACCTGTGTTACCAATCTTTGTTTGTAACTGCATATATCTCCTTTAGGTTGATTAAATTACTTTATTGTATGAACATGCATTGTACTCTATAACTGAAGTTAAACTCATGTTATAACTTCAGTTATTAACTTCAGTATTGTAACTGAAGTTAGATTCTGAAGTTGAGTTCCTCGTCGAGTTCCTGTCGTATCCTTCGCCCCTTGCCCCGTTTGGGATTGTAGCTCAAGTTCAAATCTTGTCAAGTACTTTGTGCAAAATAAAATTTATTTGCATAAGTTGTTGCAAAGCTAAATTCTTGTGCTACAGTAGAGGCTTCAACAACGAAACCGAAAGGAACTTAACATGATCTTGAAACCTGAATTTGCTTCTATGGTGGAACGCTTGGGGTTAGAGGATGGTGAACTTGCAATTGCAGAAATTGTATGGGAACGCTGTGAGAAAGCAATGCAAGGTAAACCTTTGCAAGAGTCTGTGCTAATGAGCAATAAGTTGCAGCAGTTTTTGACATCATATGCTCACACACATCGTGCTGTGTCGTTTACCACAGAAGAACTGCAGACACTTACGCAAGGTCTTTCTGCGGTACTGTCTGCAGATGAAGATGCACTAGAATTTCTGAAGGGTCGCATCGATCAACTCTGGCACAAGAGTAACCCTGATGATAAAGATAGTGAAACTTACTTTAATATGATGAATTGCTACCGTAACCAGCAACGTAAGCTCAAGCGTCAACACAAAGTACTTGCAGGTATTCAACACAAACTTAAACAGGCTCGTAAACTGTAATGAAAGGTAATTAAATGAACGATTCAATTGTTGTAAACGGTGTCACATACTACATTCAAAAACCATCAAGTGCAGTAAGTGAAGAGTTACTTGAAAAATACGAATCATTAAAGAATGAAATTGGTCTTATGTTGCGCAGGTCGCAAGAGTTATATGATCAAATGAAAGCAGACGGCCTCTGTGTTGGTATGATCGAAGCAGAAGGTTCTTTGCGTACTGCTAAGGAGATGCAAAAGTGGTTGGAATATATTGAAACTTGGGGTAATTAAGTTGACACGCAAACGCTATGAAGTTATTGCAACTTGCTTTGATAAAAAAGGTAAAGTGCTAGGTACAGGTGTAAATGACTACTCAAAGTCTCATCCTCTTGCCAAGCACTTTGCTATCATTGCAGGTGAATCAGAACAAAAAGATAAAGTGCATGCTGAACTTTCTGCTGTTCTTGCATCAGGTCGCAAAAATATTCATAGCGTTTTTGTTCAGCGGTTTCACAATGATGGTACAATGGCTACGGCTAAACCATGCCCAACTTGCCAAGCTATGCTCAAGGGTTTTGGTGTAAAAATTGTTCGTTATACATCTGAAGAAGGAGTAAAAGAATATGAAGTTGTTTAAATTTAATTTTTATAATCCGTTTAAAGCACATGTTGTTCAATTTGGAGATAAATATCTGGTCAGACGTAGAACTATTTTATTTTGGGAATATAAAGAAACGCAAACTTTTTGCAATGAAGAACCGTATTGGTGGCTTCTATGGGAGTACGTAAATCAATATTGTATGTGCAACTCATTGGCACAGGCTGTTGCATTACGCGATAAAGTATGGATTGATCCAAAGAAGAAACCTAAAGTTAAAATGAAAGTGATTCATGGCTAAAGAAAATTAAATGTGTATAGTAACACTAGATTATAATCAAGACATATTTAAAGAATTGTTCTACTACGATGAAACCAGTCTTTCGGGTTTAAGATACAAACAGGGTAATACTTGTAATGGTCCGAACAAAAGATTTGCAAATGATATTGCCGGTACTATCAGAAACAATAAAGTTTGGATCGTAAAGGTTAAATCAAAAGCTTATCTTGTTCATCGAATTATCTGGTATTTACATTTTGGAAGTATTCCTAGTGATTTAATTATTGATCACATTGATAGTAATGCTCTTAACAATATTTTGTCAAACATGAGATTGACCACACAACTTGTAAATAATTCAAATCATGCTATGCAACTTAATAATACCAGTGGAAAAACTGGTGTATATTTTCGTAACAATAGTTGGAGAGCACAGTGGAATGTAAACGGTAAACAGAAAACAAAAAGCTTTAAAACATTTGAAGAAGCTGCAGAATATCGTGATGAAATGATAAAAATTAATTGCATATATACAGAAAGGCATGGTAAGTAATGGCAACACCAAAACAAACAGATGATCTTTACATGGGTACTGCTGTACTTTATGCTAAGTTATCAAAAGCTAAAAGAGCGCAAGTTGGGGCTTGTCTTGTTACGAACAACGGGGTTATCCTTGGGGGCGTAAACGGCACCGCTGTGGGTCGCCCTAATGAATGCGAAGATCGTATTTATCCGAACGAGTATGCTGGTGATTTTGATGCAGTATTTCCATTTACGGATTCTCGTGGTTATCGCTGCAAGTTAGTCACAAAACCAGAAGTCATTCACGCAGAACTTAACTGCATTATGAAAGCTGCTCGTGAAGGTGTAAGTTGTGTAGACGCTACTGTTTATGTTACACTTTCACCTTGTGTACAATGCGCGGCTATGATGCTACAAGCTGGAGTTAAGCGTGTGGTATATCTACAACAGTACAGAGATGATTCTGGTGTTAAACTACTGCAGGAATCAAATGTAGTGGTACAATTGTATGATGAACTTTAAGGAGAACTGAAATGGCATTGAAAGATCAAAAAGACGTATTGATTGCTTGGATTAATGGTGAGACTATTCAAATTAACATGGGAACTGGATGGAAAGACTGTGCTGAATTTATTAGTTATGATACGATTGGTGTAGGGGGTGTTTATAAATACCGCATTAAACCAAAAGATATTGTAACTACTACGTGTATTCAACGCGATCCGCTTAATGCAGGTTCTCATATTACCTATAGCTCAGGTGTGAAGACTAAAAACCTTCGCCTCACATGGTCAGAAGACGGTAATACGCTGGTAAAAGCTGAGGTTATCTAAATGAAAAATCAACGTGCATATCCAACACAAAATTTCGAGTATGATGGTCAAGGTAATGTCCTTCATTGGCAACATGAAGGTATGACTTTACTTGATCATTTCGCAGGTCTAGCAATGCAAGCTTGTCTCGCACGAAGTGATGATACTAATCGTCCCGGTATTGCCGAATGGTCTTATACAATGGCAGAAGCTATGTTAAAAGAAAGGGTCAAGTATGAACGAGAAGATTGAAAAAACATATAAAACAGCAGTAGTTATAGAATCAGAAGTAACAATTCGTATTAATCCGAATGTAGATATTACACAATTAATCAAAGAATTCAGCGAATGCATCTTTGGTGTAGATAGCATTGAAGAAATTGTAGAGTTTGCATCTGCTTGTATTACGCGAAGTGAACGTAATTTTATTGAAGGTGTTGGTGCTGTAGAGTACGACTACGGTCAGGAGTGGAAAGATGGTGTTATTATGTACTATACAATTAGTACTGAAGTATCAACAGAGATTGTAGACTAATGCTACGTTGGTCTGGTACAATCTTCTACATGATCGGTATGATGCTGACTGCACTAAATATTTTTCCTTTGAATCTAATATTTGGGGCAATCGGTGGTATACTCTGGTGTATCGTAGGTTTTAACTACAAAGACAAAGCTTTGATTCTAGTGGAGGCTGCTTCTGCAGCTATCTATTTGTTTGGACTATTACATTGGTGGATAAAATGACAACTGTAGCACAAATGATTGAATGGATGAAGACTCTGCCGCAAGATGCTGAAGTTGAGTGCGGTGTTGAAGAAAGTAAAAATTATCAGACATATATGACATATCGTCCTGTGAGTATTGAGTACTGTGATGTGCATGACTTCACGGATGAAAAGTACAAAGACTGCCCACATGTATTCGGTAAGATTATTGTTATCCTCTGTGGAGATTAAAATGGAACCAGTTTTCTATAAAGGATTGTACCTCATGAGGGGTTCTACTGCTCTTGAGCTATGGGAAGCTTGGCAGAAAGAAACAAAAGATCGCCCTGCGGCTCAACGAAAGTTAGATCAGCATATGAAAGATATTTTTACTCGACATAAAGAACTATTGGAGAGATGTTAAATGAATAAAGAAAAACCTACGCTATTCCTGATAAGGGGCCTTCCGGGCAGCGGCAAATCAACGTTTGCAAACTTACTTAATCAATATGCATTGACTTTGATTAACTTGGAAGCTGATGATTTCTTTACGAGTTATAATAAAGATACAAATTCTTTTGATTACAACTTTGATCCTGCAAAATTAAAAGATGCACATGAGTGGTGTCAATCCACTGCTATGCATTTCTTAGAGCAAGGTATGAACGTTTCTGTATCAAACACTAGTGTAACCGAGTGGGAAGTTCAAAGGTATATGGACACTGCCATGCTTGCTGGTGCTAATTTTGTTAGCTTGGTAGTAGAGAATTATCATGGTAACAGAAATATTCATGGTTGTCCTGATAGTAAAGTCGAGGAAATGAAAAAAAAGTTTAGCATTCAATTGTAGCACTTGATTTTCTAAATAACCTCTGTTATAATTATAAGGCAATAGTTGAGAAGTTATAATCCTTAACGATAAGAGCAGCTTCCCGTGGCTGCTTTTTGCTTTGTATTTTACGGGTGTTTGACGGGAATCAAGTATGTATAAAAAATGCGGTAAGTGTAAACAAGAAAAATTATTTAGTGGGTTCAGCAAAGATAAAAACTCTAGGGATGGATATTGTAGTTACTGTAAGACTTGTGTCAAAGAGTATCAACAACTGAATAAAGATAGAATTTCAATTAATCAGAGATTATATTCTGAACGAACTAGAGAAAGACGTAAAGAAGTTAGACAACATTACAAAGAAGTCAACGAACAAACTTTAAAATTGAAAGCAAAACTTTATAGAGAAGCTAATAAAGAGAAAATTTCAGTTTATATGAAAGAGTATAAGAAAAAATATCGTAAAAATAACAAAGATAAAATTAATGCTAAAAGTGCTGAACGTAAAGCAAGAAAATTAAAAGCTAGACCTTCTTGGTTAACTAAAGAAGATTTAAAGGTCATTGGAAACTTTTATAAAGAAGCACAAGAGTTAACATTACTAACTGGTGAACAATACCATGTGGATCATATTGTACCACTGCAAGGTGAAAACGTGTGTGGTTTACATGTTCCTTGGAACCTGCAAGTCATAACTGCAAAAGAAAATTTAAGTAAACATAACAAATTATTAGACTAAGCACAAACCCTAGGTTAATTCCTAGGGTATTTTTTCATCTTTACTTGTTGTAATCTCTAAAAGTTATGCTACAATCTGTTCTTGATACAAACCACAGGAGAATAAAATGCTATTAACATACGGCCAACAAATGAACTTAGTTAATCGTGGTCTGGCTACGATGAAAAATGATGGCAAGTACACTACGTTCAAATACCATCGTAGAGCTATGTACGATTATCTATGGTATGATGTACCTGAGCTACTCGAATGCAGAGGTCACTGTTACTATAACACTACAAAAGAACTCGTGCAAGCTGCACCACGTAAAAGCTTTAGCTATCTTGAGCGAAATTATTGGAGTGAAGTACCTTTGAATACTCCAGTTGAAATGTATAAGAAAATTAACGGGTATCTTGGATGTGCTACACTGCACAATGATGCTCTGATTGTATCTACTACAGGTACAACTACAAGTCAATACGTTCAGTGGGTTAAAGAGTTACTGTTCCGTGACTACAAATTGTTTGATGAAATGATTGATGATAAAACTACAGTTCTATTTGAAGTTGTAGTACCACAAGACCCACATATTGTACATGAGCGCCAAGGTTTGCATCTACTCGGTGTGCGTGAGAAAGATACAGGTGATTTTTATCCCTTGAGTGTACCAACTAAATGCACACTAGAGCAATCTCTAGTGATTGCAAAGCATGATCGTGGCGAAGGCTTTATGATGTATCCTATGCTACCTGATGGTTCATACGATTACAACAACTGCTGTAAACTAAAGACTCCATACTATATTGGTAAGAAAAAGTTGATGCGTATGACAGCAAAAAAATGTTGAAATCATGTACAAAAATGGCTTTGAAATTGCAAATACGCTGCCAGATATGTGGTATGATGCACCTCGTAGGATCGTAAGTAATGTTCATAAAGAAACATGGTTAGCTATGAACGATCAACAACGCAGGGTAGTTCTTGAAGATTTTATAGGAGTTTAATTATGCAAGGTCATAATTTTAATCGCACACTACACGCTAAAGGTATGTTTGTGTATTGTAATAACTGCGGTCTTATTCGTTTGAATAATCGAGCAACTGAAAAGCAGATTAACAAACCTTGTGTTGGATTGCGAGAGCTAGAAGACGAAGAGTATTTGAAACTCAAAGGACAAATGAAAGGTAAACGATGAAAGTATTTTGTTCAGATTTACACCATCAACACTCACGTATTGTGGAACTTACAAATCGAGGTGAAGAAACAACACAAGAAAACCACACAGAATGGTTAGTTGACGTATGGAATAAAAACGTAACACCTGCAGATGTTTGCTATAATCTTGGCGATTATTCATTTGCTAAAAAGTACGAGGATATTGCAAAGTTTACAGAGCGTTTAAACGGCAATAAAATTCTCATTAAAGGTAATCATGACCGTAGAGAAAATCTTGATAGACTTGTAAAAGATAAGTTGATTACAGCATGGTATGATTATAAAGAAATCAAGATCGGTGAAACATCTGTTTGT